GGCATTAAAAAAATTGACATTTTAAATGCCGGACGGTGTAAAAAAATTCTTAATATTTTTAAAATATTAAGAAGAAAAAATGCGATAAATGCGTGAAAGATCAGTTGTCGCAGTCCGTCCATTTGACGTATCGATCCTTGTTCGTCAATCATTCTCATTAGCCATAATTGGAAACGAGCAAACAGGGAAATCCACCTTTATAAAAAGCCTGAGACCCTATCTACAAAAAAAGCCAATCGTTTTTGATGGTGGGATACAGCAACACGACGGCTTCCAAAAACACCCTACTGATTTGTTGGTTGTCAGTTTCGAGCACCATTCTTTCCTATTAGAAGAAAATGGTTTTGATTTTATCGTGTTCTTGAAAGAAACAAGTATAGTCGCAATGTATTTTTTATACGAACGATGGTTCAAGCCTTTAGCTATTTCCAGAAGTTGTTTTTTATATATGATGGATCGCTACACGGATAAGTATGGAGCTTTGATTCTTGATGTGAGGAATAAGACATTTTTTCACATTGAAACTATTTTTTGATCTATAAAGATGAAACATATAGATAAAAAATGTTTCATCTTCCACCAGAAACCCAGATGAAAATATATGAATTTGATCCAACATACCATATCATCTATAAAAAGTGTGTAGAAGAATTACAAAATCTGTTATTCTATATGATTATAGATATGGACTATTATTTTTTGCGGGTCAATCGTGATATACCTACAATTTTTAATATTATGAAGAAACAAAAGTTCCTAAAAATCCAACACCTCCTTGAACCTTTGAAGGTCTATAACAAGGATCGTCATTAACGAATCGGCCAGATGTAGTTCGTCCATACAGAAGTAGAATGGGTCGTATGTTTGGATCTGAGAAATAGCTTCTTCGATAAATGCGATTTGTGTTAATGTCTTGCGGTATTCTCTCCGGTTGATTTCAATCATCATTGTTTTTTTTGTTTTTTGGGGTATGAATTTTGACACCAAGCTTTTATCGTAATCGGTAAGCATGGTATCGATTGTTTTTAATAGAGTGTATTCTTCTTTGCTACCAAAGGGCTTCGTATGTTTCATCTTGACATAGATGGGATGTTCTGTTTCTTCGTGGTAGTCTTTAATTTTTTGTAGGAACATGTTTTTCTGGAAAGAAGAAGGGAAAATCTGGTCTACAAACATAACTTGGATTGTCATTTTATATATTATGGAATGATTAATAAAAAATCATTTTTTTTTGTGTTTCCTGACGGGTGGTGTAAAAGATACTTCTTCATTAGGAGTATCAACCACAAGTGCTTTTTCAAAAGGCGATGGAGGAGAATGTGTATTATTTTTTGTTCTTTTTTGTAGAACCAAATTAAGCAAATCTTGTTTGAATGGATAATTTTTATTAGAAAAGAAATCACTTAACGATTTTTCTTTAGAAACCAAGGCTATAGGTTGTTCTTTGTGATTATTTTTATGGGTTATATTCGTTCTTTTTTTAAGAGTGGGAGACACTTGCATATGAAGAAGTTTGGATCTTCCATTTGTTTTCTTTTTAGGAATGGGAGATAGAGATGCGTCCGTAATATGCTTGATATTTCCATTTGTTTTCTTTTTACGAATGGGAGATAGAGATACATCCGTAATATGCTTGATATTTCCATTTGTTTTCTTTTTACGAATGGGAGATAGAGATGCGTCCGTAATATGCTTGATATTTCCATTTGTTTTCTTTTTACGAATGGGAGATAGAGATACATCTGTAAGATGCTTGGACTTTACTTTTTTGTTGTTTGTGAGAGTATGAAAAACTTCTTTACTACGTTTAGGCATTCCTTTCTGTTTATTTATAAAAAAAGAAAAAAAAGAAAAAATAGCATTTTATAAATAATAATGAGTTTTACGACATTAGACAAATCAATGCCCAATATCATTGAAAATTTTTCACTTGCGTCAGCGATACAGGGTGGGTATTATAATTGTTTTGCGACGGATCAGTGTTTTTGTAACGGAGTTTCTGAAATGATTTCTTAAAACCTTCTTCCCTTCATTTCCTTCCACTCTTTGTTATGCTCCGTCTTCCTCTCCACGGACGCGTTGTGTTGTCTGCACTTCTCATTCTTCAAGAAAACAGGAAGATGATGATCGAGAAGGATTTAGCGGTTGGAACAGAGAAAAAATATTGTTGGTGGTAGGACAAAATTCAAGGTGCATAGTGGGACAGATGGTAAACGTGAAAGAATTTTTAACAAGTAGTCCAAATTTATAAATATTTTATTTCATATTATTTTGAAATAAAATTTTGATATAGAATTTTTACACTCCCGGAGTGTCGGAGTCTCCTGCATCTTGTTGGCAGAGACCACTCGATTCGAGCCTACAGTCCTGGCATAAGCATTCTGGGTAGCAAGTTCCTTCTGGTGGCAATTTCACACCACGAGCAGACTTGCACCAACACTGGTCTGTCACAAGACACTGCCGGTAGCCACCATTAATCGCAGAATCTATAAACAGATACGTCTCTTTTAGCTGTTTGTATTCGGGTTTTATAGACATTTTATTTATAATAATAAGAAAATTCTTCGTAATATCTTCGAATGTCTAATATCAGCTCAATTGCCATCTTATCAGAAATGTTGAGCTCATCCATTGTAAAATAAAAATCGTCAAATAACTGGATCTGTCGGGTCGCATTCTCAATAAAAGCTAGTTTATTGACAGTCATTCAGTGTGAGTTTATCTCGTAAAATCCACGGAAAAAATTGGTCATACGGGGGCGATGACAATTTCAGTATAAGATTTACATACTCTTTCCGTGATTCTGGTGAGTTTGTGTTCATATACATGAATGCTGACCTTCCTAATGGTGAATATTTCCGGTATTTTGTATCGTCTGAAATTTCGGCGTTCTCTGGTTTATTATTATTAAGGATACGGATGCCATAATCAGGGTTCTTGACAAAGACTTCTTCTAAAAAAGCATTCAAGGCCCGCATCAATGGGCGTTTGATGATTGTCGTTTAGAAGAGAGCGGTATGTGCGAACAGGATGCGGGGTATCCCGATATTCCAGGAGTCTAAACATCGTGAATAAAAATGAAAAAAGAAAACGATTATCAAGGAATATATCAAAACAATTATTAACAACATTCCTATTTTTTCGACAGATTAATTAAACAACAACAATGACAAAGAACAGTGGTGGTAAAGGACACCGTAAAGCGAAATCCCAGCACGGAGGAGCATTCCGTCGTGAATTAATTTTTAAGGAACACGGACAAGAATACGCGTTTATCACCAAGATGCTTGGCAACGGACATTGCGAGTGTAGTTGTTGCGATGATGTAGTCCGTCTTGGTATTATTAGGGGGAAAATGAAGAAACGGGTGTGGCTTTCTGTAGGGGATGTTGTGTTATGTGGGTTGCGCGATTTCCAAGATGAAAAAACCGACATTATACACAAATACACAGCTGAAGAAGTTCACAATCTAAAAGTGATGGGCGAACTGCCAGAAGACAAGAAAACTAACGAAGAAGGAGAAGACGAACAGACTGAGGCACAGAACGAAGAGGATATCCCCATTGATTTTACAACCATCTAAGAATAAATAAATAAAGAATTCATTTTAATGTATAAAAAAATTTCAATATTATTTTATATTGAAATTTACAACGATTATACTAAAAAAGGGGGTTGATGTTCCACCCAAGGACTTCAAAAAGGTTCTGCATGATGGAATCGTGAAAGTATTTACGGTCAATTGTCTTCAAGATATTGAAATCTTCTTTACGACAAGGGAATTTATGTCGTTTTAATAATTGAAACAAGACATACTGGGTATTTATAAAATTTTTACGTTCATTATTCCTATACAATTTATCGTATAAAGACGTGAGCTCATCGAAATCGTGCAGCAAGAAATTTTCTAAATGGCTGATGTCGGGTGGCTGTTTTGCTGTAATTTGATGATGGATCAAGACGACATCCTCATAATGTTTGGTGTGTCCTGTTTCTTTCAAGAAAATCATAACGTGTTCTTTTGTGATATTCTCAAACACAACTTCTCGGGGTGTGGTCTTGATCAATTCTTCGTGATCGTCAGGGATCAAATGGTGCAAACGGAATTGTTCTACCAAATCAACATAGACTGGAGGGTCTATCGTTGCGTTCTGTTTTCCTTGGAATTGATTGATACAATCCTTGAAATGTGTCCTCCTATCATATTGATATTTATTGCTAATATTAATACGATCCATATCTTTAAATGAGATATCATTTGAAACAGAGTCATAAATGAAACCACATTGTTCGCATACGAAATTATTGTCGTGATTGATGATTTGCATATTATCGGTTTTACAAGACTGACACTTTTGCGGTTTTTTACCACCTAAACATAATTGAAGAGACGTCAGTGGAGATGTCATGATGTACTTCTCCATCTCGTGCAAGTTGTTCTGGATGAATTCTTCAGGAAAATATTTTTTTACCAGCTTCAAGTATTGCCGTATAATGACGTTCATGGAATCATCGATAGGGGTGTTTTTTAACATGGCTCCCATAAATTGAACCTTGACCTGTTTATTCAGGCATTCTTTATACTTGTCTAATAAAGGTCTGGAATGGATCAAGTAATAATGGATATTGGCGTCTTCTGTCCCCAGTTGGATCTGTTTTTCTTTGAGAACATGGATCAAGTTATTATGGATGGAGATGATGTCCACATGGTTGCAATCCATTTCTTTCATATCATCTTTTTTTTTTTTATCCATTTCTTTATCGTGTAATTCGTATGTTTTTAACGTAAAATAATAAAAATATAATTTTTTCAAATGGGGATATCGATATAATTTTGACGGAACAAACAACTATAGAGGATGGGGCAGTCTAACTTGATATCTTCCATTTTTTTAATCATATAGACGAGAATAGGCGTCATGAGGCAGAATTCTTGGGAGAGGGGGTGAAGACGTGGTGGGAAGGGTGTTGCTATTTTATTTTTACTACAAAAACGGGACATTTCTTTTTGAAAAGATTGATTGATGTAGTTCTGGCAACTGGATATCAAGACAATAATTTCGGTTTCATCCGAATAGCGTAATTCAATCTTATCCGTATTGAATAAAATTTTCAACAAATTCTTGATAGAAAATGTATCAATGAAAAACTTGTAATAACAACCAAAAAGGAGATTTTGGGTAGATTGTAGGTGTAATTGATGGATGGGGAAATAGTGGCAGCCAAACGTTTCAGTGATCCCCATAGGCAATGTTGATGTAATGACGAGTTCATGTTGGTATCCTTTGTCTCTTGCGATTTCTATATCTCGACAAAGGTCCGTGTCGTCAAATCCCCCATCCTGGTCCCAATTGACCTGTGTTGATAAGAATATATAATCATAATACTGATGAGGCTGTAATTCTGCTATACTAATAAGGAATGTTGTAATGATGCAATCTTTTTTCCAGAATGATAAAGTTTGTATATTACTTCCTACAATACATAAATTATATAAATTCATAAGTAAGTTATTATCTAATTTATAGAAAGGTTTTTATAATTAAAAAAAAAAATTGTTTTAGTTAAACAACAATATTTTATTTCTTGACAAAAAATAAAATATACTTTTCATTCATGACTTTTACGGATTTTCAAATACTTGAAAACACAATGTTGAAACCTTTTGCGACACTCGTCAGTTGTAGGGACACAATAACGTCAGAATGTGGTCGTGGGTTGTCTCTTGATCAATGCGTCCAAGAATGTCGCGACAATCCTTTTTGTGCGTGCGGGTACTATCTTGAACCCAATGACCCGAATGAGAAGAGTTATTGTGCCCCTTTGAATTCTGTGTTATTAAAAAATATGAATTTGATGCTGAATATTTACGATTCGTCAACCGACCCCACAAAAGAACTCTGGAAACGTTCCGCCGTCTTCTTCCGTCCTGATATTTACCCACGCAACCCTCCAGACGAGACCCTCCTTATGCAAAAAGATATATGCGCTATATATTACCATTCTAACGCCAATGGAAAAAACTATTACCTTCAAGAAAACCTGACGTGGCTTATTAATGGAGAAGATTCTGCTATGAAAGTGTTGTTTATCGACAGGTTCCCCCAATTTTACGAATTGGCGAATAATATCCAGAATAAATCCAATTTTGTATTGAAAATATTCAGCCAGCCCCAAGTCATCGCGATTGTTGATAATAAACTTGCCAAGATACCCTACCTGTCGAATGATCCTTCTAAAAATATCGCCACCATGTACTTGGGTCTTGATGATAATGTTGAAAAGAAACAGGATATCATACACTACAGCACATTGACATTCAATTCTAAATTCCAGATTTTGTCCGATGTTTCTCCCACTGCGACTTATTTCTTGGGTCTGACGTCCCCGCCGAAAGCAAACAGCAATATTGTTGTTTTACAGAACATCCCTTTGAATAACGAGAAGAATAATTATACAGGGTATTTTCAAGTGGTGCGTAAAGCAGTCCAACCCAATATATTCAAGGTGGCAGAAATATTACCGGCACGCCTGACATT